CCAGCTTAATTTTAATAACTCTTCGCCCATATCCTCAGTCACAACACCGCTGAACAACACCTTGTTGTATTTGTTTTCCACAGCCTCGCTTGGCCTCACTGACCAGGTGGCATCGCCATCCTTTACACTCACCGTGAACAGCATATGCCCCACTGTGACTTCCCTACGCATCAGGATCCTCGTTTATAATCTCATCCTCAAGCAAGCTTACCTTGCCACTACCACCACACACCTCACATGGAACCATTTGCACATACTCACCGTTGTTGTGCTCGCCAGGCCAATGCACGTAGTAAGTCATTTCTCTCTCTCCGTACCCTCGACAACGTGAACAGCGAACCATGATCACATCGTCTGAGGTCATTGCACAAAACTTAATAAAGGCTCACGCTGTAGATCGCGTAGCCAACCTAGTAATTCGCTTTTGTTTTTGTCTGGGGCAAAGGCTATGAAAGTACCATCAACACTATCACAACCTATTGCAGCAGCGAGCCTCATTCGTTTGTATGAATTCACTCTGCCCATATGAACCCACTTGTTTTTTTGTTTAGCAATTTTTGCTATATCTGCTGCTGCTTGGCTTAACTTCCATTCAGTACTGCCACCAATGAAGATAGCGTCTAGTTCATCCCATAGAATCTGGTCTGGCGTTTCACCATCCTGGCACACATACGCAGCTTTAAATCCCAGCTCACGTATGCGCGGTAGCATCGGATATGCACGTTCTCTCGTTGCCACAGCATCGCCAACAACATCAGGAGCAACAGCAAACAAACAATCTTTTCTATTTAATCTACTCAGCCAGCGTAAATACCCAGTGTCTGAATACTTTTGTGGTTGATTAAAACAACCGTTATCAGCTGCCCACAGCCCAGGAATATTTATACGCGACCAGCCGTTGTAAGTGCGTAAACTGCCTATCTTACAGTGATCAGCATATTTACCACTTAGATAAATCATTCTTTTGCCAAAAACCAAACAACTACAGCGCCAACCAGCTTACTAGCAGTCATAATCAACAAACCAGGCAATGAGAAAAAACCTAACATTACCATGAATACCGTGCTGTCTATCGGTGTGCTAATTGCTGACGATAGTAACACACGCTGTTTCATAGGACGCTTGGTGTATGTGTACACCAGCCAATCTGTTAATTCAGATATTGCAAACGCAGCTGCGCTCGCTACAGCTACAAATGGATCTGCTAATAAATAACTAGCAACTACGCCAGCAGCCATTACAGCTAACACTTTATGTTTCAGCTCGCGCTGTGCATAATCGCGTAGCACAAAAATAAATCCAACCAGGAAACTCATAGGCGCAAGCGCTTGTCCAGCTGGTAACTGTATCATAGGCAAATAAGTAAAACCTAAATTGGCTACGATAACTGCTACAAAATATAATATACTAAATTTATAAATCATTATTTTACCCTCAATTTAACTAATGGCGTCAAGAACGCTGTGACGTCCTCAATGCTCTTACACAGCGCCCAGGCAAAACCAGCCTCAATAATCTGATCGCGCATACGCCTTTGGTTCTCGTTCATCACACCGCGCTTCGCTTTAAGCTCGATAAAGATCGCTTCGTTCTGCCCGGATTTTGTTGCAGTACCGGGACAAAACAATTCCAGATCAGGCCAGCCATACTTCGTACCCATTTTTTTAAGCCTGTTAATGTAGTTGATATGTCTACGACCCTCGTTTGGGCTATGGTGGTAAACACACCCATCAGGCAAAGCTACATCTAACCAGGACGCTACCTGACGCTGTAAATCATCTTCTTTAACGCTCGATATAGAAGTCATTTGGCATCACCGCACCGTTCGTTTTCAACATGATATTTGACATGTATTCAACGTTCGGTATTAATCTGTTCTTATCATCAAAACCTAAACACCAGCGCCTAGCCACCGTTGCATGTGATGCACCAAGCTGCCTAGCCAGTTCTGAATAACTCCAGTTATTTTGTTTTCTGTAATCATCAAGCGTCATGCAAGAATTGTAAAAAACTTGACTTGAAAAGACAACCCACTTAACTGTGTTATTGTTTTGACCGATAGCGACAAGGTGATAAAATGATACATCGTAACACAACGTATGGGTACGTTATGCCAAACAATCTAGAGGCTTGTATCAAAGCAGCTGGCATGAAGAAAAAAGATTTGGCTGCAAAGGTTGGCATTCAGGATGCTACCCTCTCACGACATATCAATGGTCACGTTCCTATCACGATAGAACAGGCAGAGATATACGCAAAGATCCTTGGCGTTAGCACCCAAAAGGTTTTGTTCCGGGAAGATCCTATCCCGATATATGGTCAAGCTTTTATTGATAAAGATGGAACTACAACAAGAACTGTATCAACTGATATAACAGAATATATTTACACAAAAGCATACGCAGAACACGATATGTGTGGTGTAAGGTGGTCTGTACATCCAGAGTTTACTGGAGTTTGGTACGAATGGGATAATGCAGTTCAGTTTTTATTACGCAGTCCAATCGATACAAATACAGTGCATCAAGGGTGCATACAAAATGTAAGTTGTGTAAAAATAGAAACACCAGTATCTATCAATCCGCAATACCCAGCAGCTGATATTTATGGCGGTGTGCTTTATCCAGAACCAGGCAATCGATACACCATACATAATCCTAAACATGATGTGCTGTTGCAAAATCAAAAAGTCGTGTGGGCGACACCAATGGTTTCTGTAATCTATCGCCCTGACCTACGCGGCTGCGAATTTATCAAAGCAGAATCACTCAAAAAATAAATTACCCTTTGACCGTTGCCGACTAATTTTGTACGTTGTTGAAACAAGTGCAAAATAAATTCTTGCATTTTACTTGTCGTTGTTGGTAACAAGAAAGAGCGACAACATATGGGGGAAGAGGATGTTTGACTGTCCTGACTGGGCTGTTCGGCATAATTACTTTCATCATTCTAACCCAAGATCTGGTGATCGGGCTAAGAAGTTATTTGAGAAAGTACATGTCAGACCAGCTGTAAAAAAAGCGAAAGCAACGCTTAAAAATATTGAGGCAACAAATTTTGAGTTGGAAGAGGCCAGGCTCACGATTGATATATTTGATACCAATCGTGGGTCTGCGAATATGGCGGCTGGCAGAGCCGTACAAGATGGCTGCGACTTATGCCTGATACCAGATAAAGACTACGGTCAAACACTGAGCTTGCAAGAAGCGCAGCTGATAGCCAAAGAAAACCTAGCAGCATACAGACCTAAAAACTACGACAAGAGCGTAGAAGAAGACGATAGAGAACGGTTAGAAAAATACCTGGAAGAAATACCTGACGTAGTAGAGAACGCAGTCATAGGGCTCAAAGAAGCTATGGCGCGTGACAATAGATACATTGGTGAGATCGAGCTGTTAGAGGCACTGCCCGGCAATGTACTACCGCATAATACACTGCCTGATTATGGTCGTAGAGGTGATCTAAAAACTAAGTGGTCTAGACCAACGACAAATAAAAAGGGAGAACGTACCTGGGCAAAAGGATCTTTACCTTCATCGTTGTCAGGCATGTTTGATATGAACAACGTCTATCAGGTAGCTGGGTTCTATGCATTGAACGGCAAACAACCACCGTTTTTGGTCTACGCCAACGCTACTGACTATCGTGTGTTTGATCAAACCAACACGCCAGAGCTGCGTCCTGACTATCTTGATGGTGTTATTGAAGACATAACAATGCAGCACAAAATTACAGAGAACATACTACGCGTAGCGCAAACAAAAGAAGAGCTGCTTGGCCTGGTATCACCAGACTGGAATTCAATTTTTTGGCAAGAAAGCCCAGCCTACATACGCGAGGCTAGAAAATTATGGGGTATGGAATGAATTTAAATGATGATGAAATTGTATCTGCAATCGTTGGTTTGTATTACTATGAACAAGAGTTGGACAGCCAAGAACAGAGGAATAGTTTTACAAAGGTTGTCAATCTTCGTGACAAATTAGAAGATTATTTACTTACCTCACAAAGTCCAAGATATGCCGTAATATATGCTGATTTTATAAAAGCTGTTGCACAAACGATGGAAGAAAAAAAAATGAATAAGCGTATTGAGGAGGGGCTATGAAATTAAATATTGATGAAACAAATACAATTATCCAAGCGTTAGAAGAATTAAAAAGTTTGCAAGTGCAGCTA